ACCATCCCCGTTGGAAAAACAACGACATGCTATTGCTAACTTTCTGTTAGATAACGGACTTATATCAGATAATTACCGTGCACAACGGTTAGCGGAAAAAATGACGTTTATGTCTGAATTCATTCCAGGATTCGGTGACGCACAAACTTTCCGTGAAGGTCAGTTCTTAATGGACGAAGGAAGTCCTATGATGGGGGGAATAATGATGGGAGCAGGTATGCTGCCTTTTGTTCCTGGAACGCCTATAGCTAAAGTAGCAAACAAGCTTCAACAAAAAATAAAGAAAGCTAAGTTTGACGAACAACGTGAACTGCGGAATGCGGGTTCGGGTGATGGCGATGCTGCATACCGTGCCGCAGAACGACATAGGAAAAGTTGGCAAAAAGATCAAAGAAAATTAGATGAGATGGTAGCTAAAGAAAAAGCTACACCCAATCTAGAACCAAAAGTAACGCCTAAAGAACCACCGAAAGCGGTACAACAAGAGTTAAACCTACAACCAAAACAAGATTTGTTATTTCACGGCAGTAAAACTAAAAAAATTGAAAACTTCAAACTTCCTGAAGACGTAACTAAATTAAGAATGGGACAAAGATACCCATCATCAGGAGGAATATATTCTTTAGTGGACCCCACAGACCCTAGATTTAAAATGTTTTCTGAAAAAGGTTCGGGGTATGTTTTACAACCTAATTTTAAAAACACTTTAGACGTTGACAACATGCCAGACGATATGCTTAGTGTTTTAAAAGATATAGAAATGTATCGAGGACGTCCTAGTAGGGGCGGATCTAAAAAACTAGATTTTCAATTAGACGCCATGTTACGAGGAGCTCCTGGAAGCACTTACAAGACGCCTTCAACTTTAACAGATGAAACTGCGGATATTTTTAGAGGACAAGGTTATGATGCTTTGAAGTTTCCTCCAAGAAAAATGACAGGAGAAGCAGAAACAGTAATATCATTAGATCCAAGCAATTTAGACATAGTAGATGAAATACCTTACGATGATTTAGACGATTTTATAAGAACTTTTTTGAATGACTAGTAACGCTGAGAAGCTAAAAGCTTTAAAAAACATAGACCTTTCTCATTTAGACAAAGCTGAAGCTAAAGAGTTTACAGTTTTATTAGAAGAATTAGAGAAACGTGAATTCCAAGAAAAGTCAACTAGCACTTTTATGAATTTCGTCCAATCTATTTGGAAAGAGTTTATTAATGGCGATCATCACGTAAAAATGGCAAAAGCTTTTGATGATATAGCCACAGGTAAGTTAAAACGTTTAATTATTAACATGCCTCCTAGACATACAAAGTCTGAGTTTGCATCACATCTATTTCCTGCATATCTATTAGGTAAAAACCCTAAACTAAAAATTATAGAAGCAACACACACCGCCGACTTAGCAGTTAACTTTGGTAGAAAAGTTAGGGATTTAATTGATGGCGAAGACTATAGAGAACTGTTTCCTGAAACAGAACTAAAAGCAGATAGCCGTTCTGCAGGTAAATGGTTAACTAATAAAGGCGGCGAATATTACGCAGCAGGTATTGGTGGTGCCCTTGCGGGTAGGGGAGCTGATTTGTTTATTATTGACGATCCACATTCTGAGCAAGACGCCATGTCGGATAAAGCAATGGATGAAGCTTATGAATGGTTTATGGCAGGTCCTCGACAAAGGTTACAACCTGGAGGTGCAATCGTTATAGTTATGACCCGTTGGAATAAAAAAGATTTAACAGGTAGACTAACTAGAAAGATGGCGCAAGACAAAGACTCTGATCAATGGGAGATCATAGAGTTTCCTGCGATACTTCCTAGCGGCAATCCCCTTTGGAAAGAATTTTGGAAACTAAAAGAACTTGAAAGTATAAAAGCATCGGTTAGTCCGTCTAAGTGGGCGGCACAATATATGCAAAGACCAACAGGGGAAGGTATTTCGATTATACCTAAAGATTGGTTTAAAGTTTGGGATGAAAACAAACCACCTAAATGTGATTATATTATTCAAAGTTACGATACAGCGTTTTTAAAATCAGAAAGAGCTGACTACACAGCTATAACAACTTGGGGTGTTTTTTATCCTGAAGGAAAAATCGGTGAAGAAATATATCACGGTAACGAAGCACATTTAATTTTAATAGATTGTATAAAAGAACGTTTTGATTTTCCTGAATTAAAAGCAGAAGCATTACGTTTGTATGAGTTTTGGACTCCCGACACAGTAATCATTGAAGCTAAAGCTAGTGGTATACCTTTAGTACAAGAACTACGTAGGGTAGGTATTCCTGTGAACACTTTTAGTCCAGGAAAAGGTCAAGATAAAATCGCAAGATTAAATTCTGTATCACCTATTTTTCAAGATGGACGCGTTTGGGTTCCTGATAATAGGTTCGGTGAAGAACTCATGGAAGAAGTTTCTGACTTTCCAGGAGGCGAGAATGATGACCTCGTTGATGCTACAACTTTAGCGTTAGCAAGGTTTAGAGAAGGAGGTTTTTTACAATTAACCAGTGACTATTTTCAAGAAGAGGAGTATTATGATGGAGAAAGGGTTTATTATTAATCAAAATCATACTATGATTTATCAATATGGCTATTGAAAAACAAGCAATTTCTGCAGTTCCTAATAATCAAGAAGCTATTGAGCTTGAAATTATGGAACAACCCGAAGAAGAAACAGAACTTTTTGTTCAACCAGACGGTTCTATTATTCGGGGCAGTGATATGCCAGAAGAAACGGTTTCTAAGTTTGGCGAAAACTTAGCAGAAACTTTAGAGGACAACGAATTAAATACAATAGCCGCAGAACTAGTTGGTTCTTTTGAAGATGATTTAGATTCTAGAAACGATTGGTTTCAAACTTACACAGAAGGATTAGATTTATTAGGAATAAATTCTGATTCAAGGTCACAACCTTTTGTTGGTGCTTCAGGAGTTCATCACCCGATACTCGCAGAAGCCGTAACACAATTCCAAGCACAAGCATACAAAGAAATGTTACCAGCAGGCGGACCTGTTGACACAGAAGTTTTAGGAATGACCGATGATGCTAAATTAGAAAAAGCAAATCGCGTTAAAAACTTCATGAATTATCAAATAACGTACAAAATGGAAGAATATGATCCTGAAATGGATCAGCTTTTATTTTATTTACCTTTATCTGGTTCTGCATTTAAAAAAGTTTACTATGATCCTGCGGTTGGACGTGCCGTTGCACGTTTTGTTAAGTCAGAAGATTTAGTTGTTCCTTATTACGCAGTAGATTTATTAACTTCTCCTAGAATTACTCACGTAATTCACATGAACGAGAACGAATTACGCAAATTACAGCTTTCTGGTTTCTATAAAGACATAAACATGGCGTCTCCAGGAAGTGGAATAGAGCAAACAGACGTTGATGAGAAACTAGATGAGTTACAAGGACTAACTAGAACCATAAACGATGAAGAATTTACGCTTTTAGAGATGCATGTTGACCTAGATTTAGAAGGATATCAAGATACAGACGAAAATGGCGAAGAAACAGGGTTAGCATTGCCTTATATTGTAACTATTTGCAAAGATAACAACAAAATTCTTGCAATTAGACCAAATTATGACGAAAAAGACCCAATGCGTAAGAAAATCGAACATTTTACGCATTATAAGTTCCTTCCAGGACTAGGTTTTTACGGTTTTGGGTTAATTCACATGATGGGAGGCTTAACTAAGTCGGTTACAGCGATTTTACGTCAATTAATTGACGCAGGAACGCTTTCTAACCTTCCAGCAGGCTTTAAATCACGTGGATTAAATATTCAAAAGCATGATGATCCGTTACAACCAGGAGAATGGCGTGATGTTGACGCTCCAGGCGGAAGATTGCAAGATGCTTTCCTTCCTTTACCGTATAAAGAGCCAAGCGGCACTTTAACTACGTTATTGGGAGCTTTAGTTGATTCTGGTAAAAGATTTGCGGCTACAGTAGAAAATCCAACAGGTGACGGTAATTCCGAAGCCCCTGTAGGCACAACAGTAGCGTTAATGGAAAAAGGACAAAGAGTTATGTCCGCAATCCACAAAAGATTACATTACGCACAACGTTGCGAGTTTAAAATTCTAAAAAGAGTATTTGGTGAATTTTTACCCGCCGAATACCCGTATCAAGTACAAGGTGCGTCAGAAAACGTATTTAAACAAGATTTTGATAATTCAGTAGATGTTATTCCTGTAAGTGATCCTAATATTTTTAGTATGACGCAAAGAATAACTTTAGCTCAAACACAGCTACAAATGGCACAAGCGGCACCTGAATTACATGATTTAAGAGAATCGTACAGAAAAATGTATATAGCGTTAAATATTAAGGATATTGACGCATTATTACCCCCAGAACAGGAAGTACCGCCAAGAGACCCAATTAGTGAACAACAAGCCGCTATGACGGGTAATCCCATAAAAGCGTACCCATTCCAGAACCATGATGCGTATATACAATCACATAGTGCGTTTATGCAAAATCCGATGGTTCAACAAAATCCTGTTGCTATGCAAGCAATAGGTGCAAACATACAAGAACATCAGTCAATGTTGTATAGACAACAAATAGAACAAGCGATGGGACAACCGCTTCCACCACTAGATCAACCTATGCCTCCTGAAATGATGAACGAAATAGCTATGATGGCGGCACAAGCAACACAACAAGTTACAGGTCAAGCACAAGCAATGGCGCAAGCTCAGGCAGCAGCACAACAAAACCCACAAATGGAAATGTTCCAGCAACAGCTACAACTTGAAAAAGAACAATTAATGCAAAAAGCAGAAGATGATGCAAGAGACGCACAACTAGCTGCTATGAAAACTGAAATAGACGCACAAGTTAAACGTGAGAAAATAGAAGCTGATGCACGAGTACAAGATACTAAATCAGCTATAGAACTACAAGAATTAGAGTTGAAAGCGAAAGCTGACGCTGATAAGAACTACACCGAACTAGTAAAAACAGTTAGGGATAGTAGAAACCAAAACGGAGAAAAATAATGCGTGAATATTACGACAAGATGAAAAAGTATGGCTCTCCCTCACCTAAGAAAACAAAGGCAGCCCCTAGTTTTCCTAGTGTTGAAGACAATACTAAAACACAGTCTGTAGAAGCAGGTTATTGCTTAGATGAGCCTGAAAAGGCAAAAGTAAAAGCTGCTTATGGTCAGACTAAAGGACTTCTTTGGTATAGATCGATTAAATAAATGGACTATATCCTAGCTACGGAGCATTTGCTTCGTAAATATCGTGAGAGAAAAGAAGCTCTCACGCAAACATTAGCTTCTGGAAGTATTGAGGATTTTGAACAATACCAAAGGATAGTTGGTGAAATAGCAGGTTTGAGTTTCGCTGAACAGGAAATTCAAACTTTACATTCTAATATGGAGGATGCAAATGACGAATAAAGTCGAAACAAAAACTGTTCCTGATAGAGTAAATAATTTCGGTAGTGGGGGAGCTGCTGCTTTAGCACAAGCAGATGAGCCCATAATCACTCCTGATAACTTAGACTCTCATGCGGAATCGTTACCACGTCCAACGGGGTATCGTATTTTAATATTACCTTTCACACAATCATCTGTGACCAAAGGCGGTATACATTTAGCTAAAGCAACTGTTGACAAGGAAAGACTTGCAACGGTGGTTGGCTATGTTGTCGAAATGGGACCAGATGCTTATAGTGACCCGCACAAGTTTCCTGAAGGAGCTTGGTGCAAAAAAGGTGATTGGGTGATTTTCGGTAGATATGCTGGAGCTCGTTTTCAAATAGAGGGTGGCGATATGCGACTTTTGAATGATGACGAAATTTTAGCAACCATTGATGATCCCGAGGCAATTTTATCATAACAATCTTGAGGAGGACTCATGCAAAATAATGAAGCAGAAAAAATAGAACTAGAACTTCCCGAAGGCGAAGTTGACATAAGAGAAGCAGATGTAGACACTTCAATCAAAGACGAAGTCGTTGTTGAAGAAGAACAACCTGTAGAAGAAGCTCAACCAAAAGACGAGCTTGATCAAATAAGCGAATCAGTACAAAAACGTATTGATAAGCTAACTTATAAAATGCGAGAAGCAGAAAGACAGCGAGATGAAGCCGTTAATTATGCTCAAAGCGTTAATCAAACAGCAACTACTTTAAAAGAAAAGTTAAAGAATTCCGATTCTTCCCTTTTCAAAGAGTACGATAATAGAGTACAATCTGAAATAGCAGGTGCAAAACAGCTTTTAAAAGAAGCTCAAGACGCAGGAGATAGTGCAGCAGTTGTAGAAGCAACTGAAAAACTTTCTAGAGTAAGTGCGGAGGCAGAGAATCTTAGAAGATTATCAGCTCAGCAACAGATTAGAGAGAAAAATCAATCTCAAGCAGTTCCTGTTGAGGGATATACGCCCACATTACAACCTCAGGCGGCTGGACCTGATCCAAAAGCAGAGGAATGGGCAAAACGAAACACATGGTTCGGAGATGACCAAGCAATGACGTTTGCAGCATTTGGAATACATAAAGAGTTAGTCGAAGGCGGGGTAGACCCGACTTCAGACACTTATTATTCTGAAGTTGACAAACGTATGTCTGAAACCTTTCCACACAAGTTTTCTAACGAGCAATCTGCCCCCGTGCAACAGGTTGCTGCCAGTAGCAGAGGTGCTAGTGGTAAAAAATCATCACGCAAAATCAAGCTCACACCAAGTCAGGTAGCAATAGCTAAAAGATTAAATGTGCCGCTAGAAGAATATGCTAAGCATATCGAAGGAGTATAAAATGACTGAAGATAATAAAACAACAGAGGTCAGAACTGATCGTAACTCACGATCTGCCGAGACACGAGACTCTCAAACTCGCAGAACGCCTTGGAAACCCCCGTCAATGTTAGACGCACCAGAAGCTCCTCCTGGATATCAATTCAGGTGGATTAGAGAAGCTACTAGAGGGATAGATGATAAATCCAATATGTCTAAACGTATTAGAGAAGGATATGAGCCTGTGAGAGCAGAAGATTATCCTGATTTTGAAGCTCCAACTGTAGATAGTGGAAGTAATAAAGGAGTAATTGGGGTTGGAGGTTTAATCCTCGCAAAAGTACCCGTTGAAACCGCCGAAGAACGCACAGCGTATTTTCAAAACCAAGCAAAATCTGCTATGGACGGTGTAGACCAGAACTATATGCGCGAAAGCGACGCTAGAATGCCTATAAAAGATAGCGATATCCAAAGGACTTCTAAAGTTGCATTCGGTAGTAAACCTACCGATAAAGGAAATTAATAATAACAATGTATATAAGCAAAGGAGATAATCATGGCTAATACAGATAAACCTGATGGTTTTACTCCCGCATATCATATGTACGGTGGTGTTATTCGTCCTGCTAAGATGAGAATCGCTAGTGGTTACGGAACAGCTATTTATAGCGGTGACGTAGTTACTCTTTCAAGTGGTTACGTAAATCAAGCAGGTGCGACAAGCACTCCTGTAGGTGTATTTTACGGGGTATACTATACAGCTACGGACGGAACTCCAACTTTTTCTAAAGTTTGGACTGCGTCTACGGCAACACTAGGCAGTGCCGATGCAGAAGTTCTCGTTTATAACGATCCTGGAATCGTTTACGAGGCTCAATTTACAGCAGGAACTCCTGCAGTAAGTTTCATTGGTTCTAAATATACTCTTTCAACGACTGCAGGTAGTTCAACTACTGGTAGGTCTAAGGAAGGGGCAACAGCGACTACTTCAAGTGGTGTGGCGTTATGTGTCGGATTCGCTTCGCAACCAAGCAACTCAATAGGTGCTTATGCGAGAGGACTCTTCACATTCCCGACTAACACTTTTGCAGTCTAATTAAAGGAGCATAAATAATGGCAATTAATAGAGCCCAACTAGTCAAAGAACTAGTACCAGGACTCCATGCTCTCTTTGGATTAGAGTATGAGAGGTACAATAACGAGCACGAAGACATCTTCGACACCGAGAGTTCTGAAAGAGCGTTCGAGGAAGAAGTAATGTTAAGTGGGTTTGGTGAAGCACCGACGAAGGGAGAAGGAGCAGCGGTCATTTATGATACAGCTCAAGAATCCTGGACATCACGTTTCACACACGAGACTATAGCATTAGCGTTTGCGTTGACAGAAGAAGCTATCGAAGATAACCTCTACGATACACTTTCTTCAAGATACACAAGAGCTTTAGCTAGGTCTATGCAACAAACTAAACAAGTGAAAGCAGCTAACGTATTAAACAATGCGTTTAGTTCTTCATATGTTGGTGGAGATGGAAAAGAGCTTTGTGCTACAGACCATCCAACCGTTGCTAACGTGGATCTAAAAAATGAGTTGAGCACTGCAGCTGACTTGAATGAGACTTCACTTGAACAAGCGTTGATTGACATCGCGGACTTCAAAGATGAAAGAAATCTTAAAGTTAATGCACAGGCTAAGAAATTAATCATCCCACCTGCTTTACAGTTTGTGGCTGATAGATTAATGGAAACTCCTGGAAGAGTTGGTACTTCAGATAATGACATCAACGCAATCAGAAACATGGGAATGATTTCTGAAGGCTATGTTGTAAATCATTATCTAACAGATACTGATGCTTTCTTTATCAAAACTGATGTTCCTAACGGACTTAAACATTTCGTTAGAACTCCTGTATCAACTAGTATGGAAGGTGACTTCGAAACTGGTAATGTTAGATACAAGGCGAGAGAACGTTACAGCTTTGGTTGGAGTGACTGGAGAGGTATTTTCGGTTCACCTGGAGCATAATTCATTAACGTGAAAAAAATTAAAGGGGGCTTCGGCTCCCTTTTCTTTTGCAGACGAATGATATACAATCAGAGGTCTAGGATTATATTAACTTGTTTTATCAACTGACCTAGCAGACAAGCCGAGATGATAAAACTTATTTCCGTAGGAGGAAATTATGGCAAATTCGACTTTTAACGGACCAGTCAGGTCTGAAAATGGTTTTAAAACCATTGACGTAAATTCATCAACAGGAGCAATTACCGACGGTTTAGTAATAAACTCAGACGGTAATGTCTATACTGATAATGGCGGGCATATTCAATACGCTGCCACTACAGGATATGGACCTGCTGATTTAATAGTAGGTAAAGGCGGTAGCCAATATGGCACAGCTGACCCTTATTCAGAAAGTTCAACACAGTTGTTTCCATTAGGAAGTACATTAGTTTACGGTAACAACGTTTATCGTTATGTTGAAATAGGCGGAACTGCGGTAACAGCAGGTAAGCTTCTACAACACAAAGCTATTGTTTCTGATCATGCAAACATGACAGCAACAGCGGCAGTAGACGCAGGTGAAACTGCAATTTCTGTTGAAACAGGTGGAACTGACCTAACACTTAACCAATACGCAGACGGTTATCTTTGGGTAAATGACGTGAATGGTGAAGGACAATGTCTTAGAGTAAAATCTAACCCAGCACACGATCACTCAGCAGATCCATCAGTGGTTATCACTTGTTATGACGACCTTAAAACTGCGTTAACAACAAGTTCACAACTATCCTTAATTGAAAACCCTAACACAAACCTTATTGTTGCACCAGCAGCAGAAACAGGTGCGTTAATGGGAGCTACAGTTATTGACATGACAGCAGACTATTATGGTTGGGCTGTTATTAAAGGACCAGCAGCTTTATTGACTGTAGGAACTTTAGTTGTAGGTAATGCAGCAGTTAGATCAGGTGGTACGGCAGGTGGAGTTGCACCAGCAACAGATAACGTTTTACAAGAAGTTGGTGACGTTATGGCTGTTTCAGCTAGCACTGAGTATTCATTGATTAATATGAACTTAGGCTAAAACGGAGTAAATTATGGCAGATGCAGTTACAAGTCAAAAAATTGTAGATACTGACAGAAAGCTAGTTTATAAATTTACTAATATCTCTGACGGTTCTGGAGAGTCTTCTGTTAATAAAGTAGACGTCTCTGGACTAAACACTAACAACGAAGGAGAAACTTGTACAAGAGTAACCCTATCCCAACTGTGGTACGACATAGGTGGTATACGAGTTGCTCTTGAATGGGACGCGACTTCTAATGTTGTATGTGCAGTTTTAGGAGGTAGTGCAGCAGCAGGAGTAGTCTCAGGTCATATGGACTTTAGAGAATGGGGCGGTATTCCTAATAATGCAGGTAGCGGTATAACTGGTGATCTAGATTTAACGACTCATGGACATACAGCCCATGATCATTACACCATAGTAGCCGAATTTATTAAAAGTTATTAATAATGGCTACGTCAGGAACTCGTGCATTTAGTTTAGATGTAGCGACAGCGATAGAGGAAGCATACGAGCTTGCAGGATTGGAAGCTCGTACTTCTTATGACGCAGTTACAGCTCGTCGTTCTATGAATATTATGTTTGCCGATTGGTCAAACAGAGGTATTCAAATGTGGGAGATTTCTAAAGTAGAACTAACACTTACTGAAGGAACTAGTGAATACACTATAAATTCTTATGATATAGACATCCTGGATGCGTATATTGAGAGAACGGTTAATAGTGTGACTACTGATTATACTTTAGATAGAGTTGATAGAAATGAGTTTGTTAGTATTCCAAATAAAGCAACAAAAGCTAGAGCAACTGAGTATTGGTTAGAGAGGCTAAAAACCCCTATTATACATCTTTATCCAACACCAGAGAATTCAACCGACAAACTCATTTACTATGTTTGGAGAACCATAGAGGATTCTTCTGCTCAAATTAATGATGTAGATATTCCCACTAGGTTTATGCCTTGTTTAGTTTCTGGGTTAGCTTACTATCTTTGTTTAAAAAAGAATGTACAAAAAGTAGCTTTAATGAAAGAACAGTATGAACAAGATCTAAATAATGCTATGAGATATGATGAAGACCGTTCTCCTTTAAGGATGGTTCCTAAACAAGAGTATATATAATGGCATACGCATCAGGTAAATACGCTTACTTTATTTGTGATACCTGTGGTTTTAGATACCCTTATAAATCAGCTAGAGGTAATTGGGAGAATTTTAGAACGTGTCACGAATGTTATGAACCCAAACACCCACAACTTGATCCGCCGCATGTCGGGGCTGACGCAGAAAGTTTATGGAAACCCAGACCTGATGTTTCTTTGCCGCAAAGTCAATTAGGAGTTATAATCACTACAAACGCAGGCAGTGGTATGACTTTTGCTTCTGATCCTATAGGAACTGATTTTAATGGTTTAGGGGCAACTAGTGAAATAGGTAACGTAACGGTGAACACATAATGGCAGGATTTACATACAGCGGATTAAAAACAGGAGTTCAAAATTATTTAGATAATTCTGAAACAACCTTTGTTAATACTTTAGATACTTTTATTCAAACAGCAGAAGAACGTATTTTAAAATCAGTTCAATTACCTGTGTTTCGTAAAAATGTAACAGGTAGTGCTACACAGAATGTTGAGTATTTAGCAACCCCTGATGATTTTTTATCCCCATACAGCTTAGCTGTTATTGATTCAAGTGATAACTATACTTATTTACAACTTAAACACGTCACTTGGATTAGAGATTACACGCCAGCACGAGCCACAACAGGGCAACCCATTTACTATGCTTTATTCGATGATGATACTTTTATAATGGCACCTACGCCGCCAAGTGCATTAAGTTTTGAATTACACTACAACTATAGACCTGCTTCTTTAACTACCGTAGGTGATGATAATCAAAGTTGGCTTTCAAAAAATGCTCCTAACGCCATGCTTTATGGGTGTTTAGTAGAAGGAGCTGTTTTTATGAAAGCGTCTCCAGAAACAATTATGTTGTATGAACAAAAATACCAAGAAGCATTAGCTATGCTAAAACTTTTAGGTGAGTACAAAGATGTAAGAGATGAGGCTAGAAATGATCAAATAAAAATAATGCCACAAGGAACAACAAATGTTTAGTGTAGATGTGTCAAGTAGTTTAGGAACCGTTGGAGTAAAAACAACAGAAAACAAAGGTTTGAGTCCAGAATATTGGACTGAAAGAATAATGGAGCGATTGGTTGCAGTTAGTGATAACGCAGAGCCTATGGTTAAAGCACAGGCTGATGCGTTTAAAGAAACTATACATAAAGTCGTTTTATTGTATATGAAACAGGCTATACTAAGCGATAGAGCAACTGTAGCAGGTTTACTAGAAAAACAAGGTCATAAAGAAATGGCTGATATTATAAGGAGGCTATAATGGCAATAACCCAAGCAATGTGTACTTCATTCAAAGTAGAACTGTTGAAAGGAACACATAATTTTACAAACAGTTCTGGTAATACATTTAACTTGGCACTATATACAAGTAGTGCTAGTTTAGGTGCGAGTACGACAGCGTATTCAAGTACAAACGAAGTAAGTGGAACAAATTAC